ACCTTCTTCGTAGTTATAGTAGTTAGTAGAGCAGCTAAAGCAATAACCTGAAAGACGTTCATCATCTTCTAAGTATACTGCCACTGCATCTGAGCTATCACATTTAGCACAACTACTGTGCTTTTGAAATACACCGCTTCCCATGGTCTTCTCCTTGTTACTACATTTCTGTTAGTGTAAAGTCAATATACTCTTGACGCTTACCTACTACTGTTTTAGTAGCCGATATGCTCATGATTTGTTTGTCATCAAATCCAAACCATCGTTGTAATACGTCAAGCAAAGTTTTAATAGGGTTATCTACGTCAGATAAAGATGTAGCAAAACCCCAATGTATTTCTAGTTTGAATTTCATAGACTTGACATCACGATTAGCAGGTATTTTATAACCTTCTAATTCTAACGCCATCAGTTCTTCAAACCTTCTGTACTTCATACTCTTTTTTCTTTTTAAAGTGTAAGCCGCATTGATTGACAAAGGCTTAACCGGACAGTGCATATACACTTCCCATAGTTCCCTACTATATTTACTCATCCATTATCTCCCGTTCACCTGTGCGTATATTATAACGCTCATTAGGACGTTGGCGTATGTAAATTAAGTCAGTCATAAGTTGACAGTAGCTCATCCAGTCATACTCTTTAGATAGTGTGCGATAGGATTCTTTTACTGTTAATAACCTCTTGGCCGCTGGAACCATTAGCAGTATCTTCTCAGCTTTTTTAATGCCAATACCTTTAATGCCTGGGATACCATCTGTGCTGTCACCTGTAAGTATTTGCAGATGCAACATTAGATCAGCACCATCCACATCAAGGGGGTAGTGCTCATCTTTTTGAGGGTTATATATGGGGACTGGGACTGTTCGTAAGTCTTTATCAGGACTAATTACAGTACCATTATTAGCTAACGCAAGGTAGGCTACTACATCATCGGCTTCTTCACCATCTGCTTTAATAGCTTTGTACTTGGTAAGCAATCTATCATATACAGCATCCATGATAGCTTTCTTTTCAGGGTCTTCTTCGGACTTGCGGTGAGACTTATACTCAGGGTATATCACATGCCTAAAGTTATTCTTACCTTTAACGACAAACGTTACATCATCTTCATGCGCCCATAAGGTTGCTAGAACAGATTGTATTGAGTTGTCTAGTTTTTCTAATGCCTCTTCGAGTGTTTTATCACCCCAAGAAGCTACATATACTAATGCATCAGCATCATAGTAATATTTCATCAGTGAACCTCCAGATAGTCATTACCACATTTAACATCACCTGCACACATTAAGGTGATACCGAACTTCTTAGGTGTTTCTTCAAAGCAACGTCTTATAATTCCTTCTGCTCGACCAGCATCAACAGGGTCTATTTCCCAGCTACACTCATCGTGATACGCGAGTAATTGTAAGAACTTTATACCAGCAGCTTCGAATTCTTCATTGATATCTACTATAGTGTGTTTGAAGATGATAGCTTCTGTACCTTGAATAAGATAACAAAATGCTTTATAGCTTTCTTCTACGATAATCTTTCGACCATCAACACCATATAAATATCCTCTCTGTGCTGCAACTTGTGATCTTTTTGTTAGATCACGTAGGGTAGGCCATCGATTAAGAAACTTATTCTTGGCTTTATTACCAGCAGATTCAGGTATACCTAAGATGCTAGCTAGTTTACGACCTCCTGCACCGAAGGCCCATGCAAAGAAGAATGGTTTAGCTTCTGCTCTAGAACATCCTATTGCATCAGCGTTCTTCTGGTGTATATCACCTATGGTAATTTCTTTTATGAACTCTTTATCTTTAGTAAAGTGTGCCATAATACGGGCTTGGTAAGATGCACCATCAGCTGAGATAATAGTTTTACCTTTAGGTACATTGAACAGCTTACGTATTTCAGAACCATAAGCAGCTTTAGGTGATGGTATATTTGCTATACCGATATGAGTTTGTCTACCTGTGGCAGCACCTATATCTATTACATCACCATGAAGACGATCATTCCAGTACATCTTTTCCCAGCCTGTTAAGACTGACAGCCTAGCACGAAGAGTGAAGAACCTATCGATCATAACACCTGTAGGCCCCATTCGAGTTAACGCAGTAGTGGTTAACTTGGCTGAAGTCTTTACAAAGGATCCATCTACTTTCTTAAAGTTCCAGTCATCCCATACAATACCTTCACGTTCTAGATATTCTTTGAGGTGATCTTGATTACCTATACGAGCAGGGGTTAATACACTACGTTGGAATTCAGTTCCAGCTAGAATAGGTGGTGGTACTTTGAGAGCATCAGAAGGGTCTATGTAGTTACCTAGATACTCACTTAGAACTCTAGCAGATACAGCAGTGTATTCTCCGTTCTTCTTATACTTAGGTGTTTTAGGCTCTTTATCGATCATTACAGTTATTGAACCTAACAATGGTTCTACAGTAGATTCGATAGTAGTTAATTCATCTTGAATAAGAGACATTAACTCTATCTTACCTGCTTGATCGAATTGCCAGCCGTTGTCACACTGCTTAGCAGTATAGTAAGACATCTTATGTTCGACATCGATGGCTTTTTGATATCTACCTGAAGTAGCTTGCATTATGAAGTTAGCTTCTTTAACAACTCTATGGTATATAGATTCGTTAACGTTAACGTCTTGTATACAGTATGTCATCATTTCAGGGGTATACTTAGACCAGTCACTATAGTCACCCTTAGGAAATCCTAAGTTGTCACCCCATGATCTCATACTGTGTTTACCAATTCTGTTGAACTGATTTAGACGAGACATAATTAAAGTATCATATATCTTTTCATTAGGTACTTTATAGCCCATTACTTTTTCTATAGCAGGGGCATCATATCTAATGAAGTTGTGACCTATGATACGATCAGCAGCTTCCATATAAGGTATAGCTTCAGCATTGTTAGGTAGATTGTCATCATAATCTGAGAATGACAGAGTATCACCATCTACTTCTTTGATTGCTATACACCAAATTGAGGTTAAATCTGTTAATAACCCGTCAGCTTCAATGTCTACAATTATATTTTTCATATTACTCCTTAATATCTTTACCTTCTATTGAGCCAGATATGGTCATATCTTCAGGGCTGGCGATACCCAGCTTTTCTGCGGTTATATAACCATCACTGATTAGTGTGTCTGCTAGCATATCCATTATATCTTCAGCTACATAGTGGCCTTTGAAATATAGTTTAACTAGGTTAACTACCTTGTCTTGCAGTACAGTTACATGGACCATTCTGATAGCCCCCACAATATTGCAACACTTACGATACCTACTGCTAGACCTGTTAATCGATCATAGCCAGACTTTTTGATTAGATATACAGGGCATCGTTTACCATGATCTCTGCGATAGTTGGCACGATTTTTACCTGTTTTCTTACAGTACTCACAATCCCAAGGTTTCTGAGGGCCTTTTACTTTAGTAGTCATAATTACTCTCCTGATAGAAATAAGGGGCCATTACTGACCCCGTGTTTTTAGAAGTCAGCAGCTTCTACTGCATCACCTTCAACACCGAAGTCATCACTATCAGACTTTGGCTCATACTTCACTAGATCAGTGATTTGAATGGCTAACAACTGTACACCTGTACCTGCTTTACCATTAAAGTTATACTCATATGAGAACAACTTAACATGGCCTTTAGAGCCATGACCGATAGTACGTGGATCTATAGCAGTTTTAGACTTAGCTGAATCTAATACTTCAGGAGCATCGTTAACATCACCAGCTTTGTTAGTAGTGGGACGTTTAACATTACCGAAGAAGTAACCATCTTCATGCTTCTTAATACCTACACCTAGATCAGTTAATTTCTTAGCTGTATCTTGATCACTGGTACGAAGCTGCACATCCCAGATATCATTACCGAAAGGTGCGTGTGAAGTAGCTAGGTGAGGATAGTGGAATTCTACATCACGTACTACTGCTACTTGGGTGCTGCTCTTTGACTTAGTCATAATTTTACTCTCTATATTAATTGATTTTACTACATTGCATTCTTTTAAGAAGTATTTCTTAGGTAGAATCACCCTTTACCATTTTTCTCAATGTCTTTTTTGAGACGTTCTAGATACCACATTGCTTTACCTAAGTCTTGCAATACTGCATCTTTCTTACCTAGTCTAAACATATACTTATATGAATTGGCTAGACATGCTGCTTGAGAACCTTTCCAACCTTTTAAAACATGGTCCATGACATCGAAGTATTCGAAACCTGGGACTACATCTTTATAGTGGCCGGGATTTATGGCTGCTTGCCGTAAACTTAGTTCATGGTCTGAGGGAAATGAATCATTTATCTCAGCTAACGTTGGACCACCACGATGTACTCCACCTAGTTCATCGATCAAGTCATTTTCTTTCTTTACTTTTTTCATACTACTTACTCCAGTTGATCCCTTCTCTTTAAGGGTGCTATGGTTATACGCTAAGTTTCTTTAGCATAATGGTTTTCATCCGACGCTTCAAGGTCGAAGCTGCCCAGTTGACGGTCGTACCTGTACATGACTTCCAACCATCAGTGGTCATAGTACGGACAACATAACGGGTTTCATAAGTTAAGAAGGCAGGGTGTTTAAAGTCTCTGGTATACCTACGTACCATAGTACCCGCACTAGATTTTAAGTGTTTTGCTTCCCAAGCTCTAGCTACTTCTATTTGCTTAACATTAGATATTGGTCTACGGATAGTTACCACATTAGTAGCGTAGGCTTCATAACCCTCTACTGTATCTGGTAATGGTCTTGCGTGTAGTACCATAGCTTCTCTACCTGCTATATCTTGAATTGATAAGTTCTTCTTGGCTACGTTACTCATCCATGAAGGGCTTATCTTGATACTATAGTGAGAATAGTGCTTTACTTTACCATCATCCTCGTATTTAAGACTATATTCATCTCCTTTAAAATGTATAGTGGGGTTATCGTGTTGGGTTAATAGGCTTGCAACATTAAGAGCTTGATTTTTTAACTTTTCTAAGCCACCTTGTTTCCCATTACCATCGTCCATAAACTTTAAATTCTTTCTTTCTGCTTTCAGATTCTCTAAGCCACTCAGAATATTGTGGTATGTAGACTTGAGCATACTTTCTGGTATATGAGGATCATTAGAGCTTACATCTCCTGTATATTCTCGCCATCCTCTATTAGCACTGTCACAATTAGCTATGTCAACAGGTTTAATAGAGTATAAACGCATTAGGGTTTGTGTTTCATTTTTATATTTTAGTATATCTTTATTTATACTTTGCAATTGTAATTTACATTGCAGCTTTTTAGGGTCTAACATATTAAATACCTCTTAGGTCAATTAAGTTACCGAATGGTGCGGATTGGAATCCTGTTGAACACCATAGAACAGGGTAGTAAGGTGCTTCATCTGGGAAATTATGTGG